CGGGCGCAGGCAAGAGCTACATCTGTTCCGGCAACATTATCAAGAACGCACAAGAACAAGGTATCTTTGTGGTGCTGGTTGATAGTGAAAATGCTCTTGACGAAGCATGGTTACAAGCACTGGGTGTAGACACTAGCGAAAGCAAACTGCTCAAACTCAGCATGGCCATGATTGATGACGTTGCCAAAACTATCAGCACATTCATGATCGACTACAAAGCACTAGCTGATGGCGAACGTCCTAGAGTGATGTTTGTTATTGACAGCCTGGGCATGTTGTTGACTCCCACAGACGTTAACCAGTTTGAAGCAGGCGAGATGAAAGGCGACATGGGCCGCAAACCTAAAGCACTTACATCGCTAGTTCGCAACTGTGTAAACATGTTTGGTAGTTATAACGTGGGCATGGTATGTACCAACCACACATACGCAAGCCAAGACATGTTTGACCCCGATGACAAGATCTCCGGCGGTCAGGGATTTATCTATGCATCAAGCATTGTGGTTGCAATGAAGAAACTCAAGCTCAAAGAAGATGCAGACGGCAACAAAGTTTCTGAAGTCAACGGTATTCGTGCTGCATGCAAGATCATGAAAACACGCTATGCAAAACCGTTTGAAAGTGTGCAAGTCAAGATCCCTTACACAACGGGTATGAGTCCTTATTCGGGCCTAACTGACTTGATTGAGAAAAAAGGCCTGCTCAAGCGTGAAGGCAACAGCTTGGTGTTTACCACCAGTGATGGCGAAATTCTCAAGAAGTTCCGCAAAGCATGGGAAGCAAATACTGATGGTTGCTTGGATGTTGTCATGAAAGACTTTGCCAATCAAAAGAGTGAGGTAAGTACCCCTGACACTGACCAGGAGGAAACTTAATGATAGAATCAGTTGCCAGCGAAATTTGGGGTGAGCTCAAACGCTATGTTAACACTGTGGACCGCACTGAAGCTGCTGAAACAGTTCTAAATATTCTTATTGACAATGACTGCACGGTAGACAATATCAAAGACGCCTTCAAAGGCGACAGCGACATCAAACGTGCTCTTACAGCGTATCTTGACAACGACAAAAGTTATGAAGATGACGAGGAAATTGAAGAAGATGACATCGACGAGTCCGAAGATGATAATTGGGAAAACTGACAGTTCAAAGTATTTTCCTATCAAACAAGGAGTTGCTTGCCAACTCAAGTGGACATGGAATACTATTCGTCTCTATGAAGGAACTTCGGCATCGTGTCACAGAGTACATGGCCTGAATCTAGATGTATCAACTTTTGAAAATTTTCACAATGATAAAAAATGGGTTGACCAACGAAAGTTAATGCTTGAGGGAAAATTTCCTCAAGCAGGCTGTCAGTATTGCGAAAATATTGAAAAAAATGGCGGGATAAGTGATCGACTAACGCATCTAAAAATACCCAATTTGTATCCAACTGAACTAGATGATGATCCGCTAGCAGTAGTGGTCACACCACGAATTTTAGAAGTTTTTTTAGATAATGTTTGTAACATGGGTTGCATATATTGCGACGAATCAAACAGTTCTCAAATACAAAATGAAAATTTAAAATTTGGTTATATCAAAGTTAAGAATGTTACTCCTAATAATCAGATCGTCTCAAAACACCCGGACTTTGAGTTGTTAACAGAAAAGTTTTTTACTTATCTTGAAAAAAATTATCACCAGCTAAGAAAACTAAATGTTCTAGGCGGAGAACCCTTCTTTCAACAAAGTTTCCCACGCCTGATTACATTTATTGAAAACAACAACAATCCAGACCTAGAACTAACTATTGTAACTAATTTAAAAGTTTCTAGAAAAAAACTAGAAGAATTTGTTCTCAAGATGAAACATATTGTGTCTAAGAGAAAAATTGCTAGATTGGACATTACAGTGAGTCTTGACTGTTTTGGAGACGAACAAGAATATGTTAGGTACGGATTGGACCTAATTAAATTTAAAGAAAACTTTGAATTTTTAGTAAAACATCGTTGGATTACATTGAACGTTAATAGTACAATAACTTCTCTTACGATTAAAACTATGCCAGAAATGATTAGATACATTAAATCTTTCCTAACGGAAAGAAAAATATTTCATTCATTTGGGCTAGTAGACGGGAGACCGTGGTTGCATCCAAATATTTTTGATGGTAAATTTTTTAAAAATGATTTTAAAAACATCCTTGAAGAGATGCCCGACATAACTGAATGGGATAAAAATCAAAAACATTACATGGAAGGCATAGTAAAATATATTTCAATTTCTACTACTGATTTAGAAAAATTGCATGATCTTACTGCATATCTTGATGAAATTGATCGTAGACGAAACTTAAACTGGCGCCAAATATTTCCTTGGCTGGATCAGCATAATGAGTTGAATAAGGATAATCATGTGGTATAATCGTATAACCGCTGACTTGAGTAAGATCCCAGATTTTATTTCCTACTACGAAAACGAAATGCTATCTGCCAAAAAAGATTGTATCATTGGCGGACTAGTAGAACGCAATCTCAAGGAACTTCCGGGCACAACAGAACAACGATTTTATCAGTTGCAAGAAATTGAGGCAGTGTTAAACTACCTCAATATCCAGATTCGTAAAATACGCAGAAAGCATTTTCAGAAGTATCTCGAAAACTATGCCAGAGCACTAACCAGCAGAGATGCTGAAAAGTATGTGGATGGTGAAGACGAAGTGATCGACTACGAAACTATAATCAACGAAGTAGCATTGTTACGCAATCGTTGGTTGGGTATCATGAAGGGACTGGAAACCAAGCAATGGCAAATGGGACATATTGTTCGACTGCGTACTGCTGGCATGGAAGATATTTCAGTCTAGCACTGCGACACTGTAAATACCAGTATGAAAATTGTATTAGTAACTGGGGGATTTGACCCAATTCACAGCGGGCATATTGCATACTTTACGGCCGCTCGGGAACTAGGTAATAAGCTGTATGTTGGACTCAACAGCGATGCTTGGTTGCGTCGAAAAAAAGGTTCAGCATTCATGCCCTGGACCGAACGAGCTGCAATCGTTGCAGCCTTGCACGTGGTTGATCGAGTGATTGAATTTGATGACGCCGACGGATCAAGTTGTGCTGCAATTGAAGCAGTAAAGCTACTGCATCCCGATCATGAAATCGTCTTTGCCAACGGCGGTGATCGTACACAAGATAACATTCCCGAAATGAAAGTTGACAGTGTGGAGTTTGCGTTTGGCGTGGGCGGCGAAGATAAAAAGAATAGCAGTAGCTGGATCTTGCAAGAATGGAAAGCACCTAAGACCACCCGTGCCTGGGGCTATTACCGTGTGTTACATGAAGTAGGAACCAATACCAAACTCAAAGAGCTTACTGTAACACCCAAGACCTGTTTGAGCATGCAACGACATGATCAACGACAAGAGTTTTGGTTTGTGGCTGAGGGCACTGCCACAGTGTATACCTTGGACGAATCCAGCACCGATCAAGACATCAAATGCCAGTTAGATGTGCATGAGTACACCTTTATTGAATGTCGTGAGTGGCATCAGTTGTGCAACGAAACTGATAAGCCACTAAAACTTATTGAAATTCAGTACGGCAGCGACTGCATTGAAGAAGATATTGAGCGACTATGAAACCAATTCCAATATTTGTAGGATACGATCCCAGGGAAGCGGTGGCCTATCATACCTGTGTAAACAGTATCATACGCAATAGTTCTAGACCCGTAGCTATAGTTCCTGTGGCACTGAATCTATTTGGCGACTACGCAGAAACACACACCGACGGCAGTAATCATTTTATCTACACACGCTTTCTTGTGCCACATCTAATGGACTACACAGGACATGCTATTTTCATTGATGGTGACATGATTGTGCGTGGCGACATTGCGGAACTCTGGGCTCTACGCAATCCTGGCCTGGATGTTCAAGTGGTTAAACATGACTACAAAACTCGTATGCCTATAAAGTACCTAGGAGCAAAGAATGAAGACTATCCTCGAAAAAATTGGAGTAGTGTTATACTGTGGAATTGTAATAGCTTTCCTAACCGGCGACTTACTCCCGAGTTCGTCCAACGCTCCACTGGTAGTGAGCTCCACCGCTTCTCGTGGATAGAAGATGAGCGTATTGGTGAACTCCCCAAAGAATGGAATTGGTTGCCCGATGAATACGGGCCAAACCCCGACGCCAAGCTCTTGCATTATACCTTGGGCACTCCATGCTTTCATGAGTTTGCCGATACCCCACAAGGCAACGAGTGGCATCGCGAGCGTATTCTAACTGAATACTGCCAACAAAGGGACATCTAATGATACTACCACTTGCAGTGGTTGGGCGCAGTCCAATGGAAGAATACACCAGTTTGTATCCCAACGACTTGGTAGCAGCACTAAAGCACAGTGTCAAAGATGCACTGGCATTGCACTATGAACTAGAGCAGTTGCAAACACAATTTAAAAACAGCACCAACAAAGATGACAAACGCCTGGACAAAACTCTTGACGTGATTATCCGCGAAAAAGAAGAACGCTTGTTTAGACTGATCAAGTTCAATGACTATCCTGCATTGATAATGGCAGCATATCCTGAAGCCAAGTTCATAACCGGACATGACTTCAAGCGATTAAAAACTCCCATAATTGATCCTATTCTTATTCGTGGCATCACCACAGGTGAGTATGCCAAACAAGCAATAGCAGAAAACAGAGACTTTTACTTTGTAGAAACTGGCTACCTGGGCAACTATCGGTGTGACAACAACATGACAGGTAGAAAAGTATACCATCGCATAGAAAAGAACGCCATGCAACAAAGTCGTATCATGGATGTACCCGATGATCGTTGGCGTGAGTTATGTGCTTTCAATCCTAATTTGAACTACAATGGGTGGAAAAAGCCTGGCAGCAAAATATTGTTAATCATGAGTACTGGAAAGCCGTTTGAGTATTACGGAACCACCAAGGATGAATGGGTCGACACAACTATTGCTACGTTAAAGCAACATAGTGACAGAGAGATTGTGATTAGAGAAAAAGCCAGCCGGGGAGAACGCACCAACGATACTATCTATGACGCATTAGACCAAGACATCTACGCTGTAGTAACATACAACAGCATTGCAGCCGTTGAAGCAATACAATATGGAATTCCTGCATTTTGCACAGCACCCACAGCAGCCAGTGCAGTGACTACTGCAGATTTTTCACAAATTGAAAATCCTCCCAAGCCAGGAGAAGACGTCATCTACAAATGGCTTTCTAGTGTAGCCTACGGGCAGTTTAGTTTGCATGAAATTTTAACAGGTCATGCCTGGCAACTGGTACAAGATAATGAACTCCGTCCGACCTTTAGTTATTAAAAGCTATATCAGCAGCTTGCCCCGCCACATCAACGGGGAAGAAAAAGTCAACGCCTTGACATTCTTTGCCGAAGGTGCTGCCCGTTGCGGGGACACCGCAGCAACAACCCAGTCGCAAACTTACGAGTCATGCGATGTGGGGGCGATAATTGGTAATGCGTTTGATGCCAATCCGGGCAAGGTAAATCTTGCACATTACAAAGTTCGCAAGATGGTAATGGAAACACAAGTACAACGACACCGATATTGGTTGAGCATTGACAGCAATGTGTTTATCTACCGGGACAAGCTGAACCCACATCGTTACTTACGTTATAGTTTCAATGGAGTTTTTCCTGCCACTGGCATATATTGTAACGACGCACCTGGCAATGAAAATTGGGACAACATACGTCGACACTACAGCATGGATCTAAAGCCCTGGCGCAGCAACGGCAATCATATTCTTATTACACTACAACGTCCCCTGGGATGGAGCATGCGTGGACAAGATCTGATGTCGTGGTTAGAATCCACGTTTGCTAATATTCGTCGGTATTCGAATAGACCTATTGTGATTAGATGGCACCCGGGCGACTGGAAGAACTATCCCAAGTACGCCAGCATCTTGACCAAGTACAATGCAACAGTAAGTCCACAAGAACGCCATATCACAGAAGACCTGGTCAACTGCTGGGCCCTGGTATGTCATAACTCAACTCCCAGTGCTGTGGCACCCATAGAAGGTATCCCTGCGTTTATCACTGACAGTCCTGGTTATAGTCAAGGTGGAGATATTGCCAACACAGACTTTAGTCTGCTTGAGTCGCCACTCATGCCTGATCGTGAGCAATGGATACGCAAGCTAGCCCAGTGTCACTGGAGCTTTGAAGATCTACGATCAGGCCGCTGCTGGGCTCACATGAGAAACTACGTCAAAATTTCTTAGTTTCTGTAGTTGTTGATCGTAGTCGGGAATTGCAAAATCAAATTCCTGGCGTGTATCAACCAACACCTTGTTGATGCTTTTGGGTCCTTGTGTTGGCACAATTGTTTTGTTCAATTGATAAACTTGGTTGATCTTGCACAACAAATCATATTTGTTGATGCGATTGTGGTTGCTTACCAAATGATAAACACCTGATATCCGTGGATCATTTATATAGAGATTGATACAACGTGCCAGCTCTAGTGTGGTAATACCGTTCCACCAAGCATTGGTCCAGCCGGGCAGTGTTGAATCCGCATTACTCACAGTCCAGTGCAACAGCCCTGTTCCGTTCTTGAGTTCAGGACCAATAATGCTCATTCTAAACGTAATGTCTTTGGGGTTGTCGACTTCACCAAGACTCTTGCTACAACCGTATGCATTTGTTTCAGTATGCCGATCAGTTTCTGCATAGTCACCTATGGCGCCATCAAATACACAGTCAGTACTGAGATGAATCAATCGAGTCTGCATGTGCGTTAACCGATGTTCTATATAGTGCGGCAACCAACTGTTGACCAAGGCAGCTAGATCAGGTCTATCTACACATGGTTTAACCAACAAGCCGATACAGTTGACCACAAAGTCAGTGTCAAGCGAATTAAAAAACGCTGCCACCTGTGCAGTATTCTCAACGTCAAATTCTGACCTTGTGACAGCCGTTACAGTATGACCCTGCTGACGCAAGTACCTGACCACAACATGTCCAGCCATTCCGTTGGCACCCAATACTGTTACTCGCATATAAATCCACCTTTGATTAGCATTTGTTTGATTTCATCTCGACTCATGATAAAAGTTTTGGATGAGAATTCTTCTTGACCGTATAACGGCATAGTTGAATATGTTGCTTGTAATTCGGGTGTGCGTTTGACCGGCAAGATCACAAAATAGTTTTTGTCGTAGTAGTAACTTAGCGGAGCTTCGTGTTTGCTGATCAGCATTTCGTCTAGTTTCTCCCCAGGCTTGATACCAATTTCTTTAACTTCAACTGATCCGTAGTGTTCCATAAGAACACCGGCTACATCCTTGATATAACAAGCCGGCATGTTCATAACAAACGTTTCCCCACCTACTGAATTTTCTGCCGCCTTGAATAGCAACGTAATTGCTTCTTCTAGTGTTAGGAAGAAACGGGTCATGTTTAAATCTGTAATGGTAACAGGGCCGCCTGCTTTGATCTGCTCAACAAAATAAGGTATTACACTGCCGTTTGACCCCATGACATTGCCGCCACGTACACAAACAAATTTGGTGTGCTGGCTTAATTCGTTGCCTTGCACAATTAGTTTCTCACCCACAGCCTTGGTCATGCCGTACAAGTTTAGTGGTTCAACTGCTTTGTCTGTGCTCACATCAATAACTTTGGCTACTTTATTTTCTATGGCAGCATTAACAATGTTGGTGGTTCCAGTGATGTTGGTTTTGATTGCTTCTTGTGGATGATCTTCGCAGATAGGAACATGTTTAAGTGCCGCAAGATGAAACACAATGTCAGCATCCTTCATGGCAAATTTAACAGCTTCGTAATCACGAACATCACCAACCACAAACTTTAGTCTGGGATCCTGGAATCGGCGTTGCATCAGCACCTGTTGCAGTTCTCCTCGACTGAAGCAGATGATCTCTTGGGGAGAATAGTTGGTTAGCAACATTCTGATTAGTGTTTGCCCCCAGCTACCGGTAGCTCCTGATACAAATATTCTCTTTGCGTTAAACATTATGGTCTTTCTTTACATTAATTGGGTTGGTGCCGAAATATGCACGCAGGCTCTCAGTTTTAAAATCTCTACCACTTTTGATGTTTTTGACATCTTCGTTCTCAAAAGGGTCAATTTGATACGCTGGGTCAAGTCCGACTCGTAGTCCTAGTTGGACATATCCGTGTTGATTATATCTTCCGCCGTATATATTAAAAAGCATATTTAAAATTCCTCCTAGGTATAGAGATTTTTTGTTTAACTTATGCTTGATAAAATCACCAAGATACATTGCATAAGACCCGCACGATAGTAATGCAATGTCAAAATCAAGTTTAGCAATTTCTTCGCTCATGCGGCCAGCTTCTTCTAACCAATTACTTGTGGTAACATTCATTGCTGTCCTGTGATTATCTTTATCACTATACGTAATCTTAGTATTGTAGGTGCTTAATTCAAAATTGGGAAATGTGTAGTTATTGTACAATTTATCTTTGTTCTTGAATTGATATTCTATACTTTGTGACAACGGACTCACTATTAAAATTTTCTTGTTGTTCAGCCAGTTGTGTAACGATTTAAGGAATGGGTGTATACCTTCGATAAAAGTATAATTAACACATACTTTATTTTGGCAAATATGGTTAATAAAGCTAGCATCGGCACCGAGAAATTGGCCAGACTCAAAACTGTTTATTAGTTTTGTATTACCATAGGTAACTGCGTTGCTGTCTTTGTAACACCGTAGCATAGTTTCCAAGTACTTGACGAAATTTTCTTGTTTATTTTCAAAATCAAAATATCCATTATGACTTCTGACTTTCTGGTAATTATGCTTGTACCATTTGTAATTGTTGACCACTTCTGGGTCGTTGAAATAGTCTCGAACACATTCGTAGTCTGATCCCCCAATCCTGGAAAAAAACAAAGGCTCGGCCTGAATCATGACGCTGCAAAATTTTTCCAAAGTCTCTGCTGATTCCCAGTCGTGCATTACTGCAATATTTTTATCAATTGATGTTCTGTCAGACTCCATTATTTGAACCTAATAAAATATTTACTACTGTGTTGCTGACATTGGTTCTTGCATATTCAACAGGCACAGTCCAGTTTTGATCACTAAGTTTCATCGCTTGGAATCCAGCAATGATGTCGTTAACTTCTAGGCCTGTAACAATGTTTGACCCGCACCAAACAGTTTCTGGGCGTTCAGTAGTGGCACGTATAGTTATGGTGGGCTTGTTAAACAAACACATTTCTTCTTGCACAGTGCCCGAATCACTAATAGCCATAAAACTATTCTTTTCTAAATTTACAAAATCAAAAAAACCCACGGGTTCGATTATTTGTATGCGATCACTTGTGTGTATTTTTAGTTTCTGTAGTCGTTGACGTGTTCGTGGATGACAACTAAACACTATAGGGTATTCTTGAGCAATAATTTCCATGGCATTAACAATGCTAAACAAACGTTCTGGGTTGTCTACATTCTCTGCCCGATGTGCTGTTGCAATAATATACTGGCCGGGTGTTAACTTTAATTGTGTCAGTATGCTACTGCTGTCAATTTCTGTTTGATAGTAATCAAGTACTTCTTTTATGGGATTGCCAGTCACAAACACACGACTGTTTTGTGCGCCTTCACGTAGAAGATTTTGTCTACTGAGTTCAGTATACGGCAAGTTGACTGTGCTAATACTGTCTATCAAGCGCCGATTCTTTTCCTCGGGTACCAACATGTCGTAACACCTATTACCAGCTTCCATGTGAAACACAGGAACACCCATGCGTTCACACACAATAGCACTTAGTCCAGAATTGGTATCACCCAGCACAAGCACAGCATCTGGTTGAAATTCTGTGACATATTGCTCTACGCCAATCATGATAGCAGCCAGTTGTTGCCCAATTGTGCCACGGCTTTGCAGCACACAGTCAGGACGCCGCAATCTTAACTGATCAAAAAAGATATCGTTAAGCGTGGCATCATAGTTTTGTCCTGTGTGTAGTAACCTATGATCGCTGGCTTGATCAAGTTTGGGAATAATCCTGGCCAGTCTAATAGTTTCTGGCCTTGTGCCCAGTATGGTCAATATCTTACGCTTCATAATAGCCCACGTAGTAATCATCAAACCCACGCAGGTGTATCCTGGTCCAGCCTTCAAAATCATCTGGTGACCACAAACTTTTATGCACATCTAGTTCATTGCCATGGCACCATAATTCAGAGTTGTTGACATTTTCTTGATTGCTGGTCCAAATGGATTCCAAGGGTGTCAACAGAAATATTTTGCAGTTTACCTGTTGTTTGCAATCTTCGATCAATCTTGATCCAGCCTGCTTGTCCATGTGCTCAATAAAATCCAACATGAGAATGTAGTCAAATTTATCAGCAACAATTTCTGTCAACGGAGTTGTCTCAAGATTGGCCACAATGTCGGGTTCAACCCAGGCCCACCCGTCCACAGTGATCACACTGCTGCATTGAGATTTTAACGGGTCAGAATACATCTTTGGACCGCAGCCCAGGTCAAGTACAGTACTGTTGGGTTGAATAGCACCCATCAGATAACCCACTAGCAAATCGTTAGAGAATGCTCGTTTTCCTTTAATCACATGTTTCAAATTGATACTCCTTTATTACAGCAGATAGTAAATTGTTGTGTTCATTTACTGTGCTCTCAGTTA